TGCCCTCACGCGGAACATGCTTGTTGCAACATGTCAATCTCGGTGCCTGTGAGTTCGACGACATCCCGCGAGCTTTCCGTCAAGGTATGCAAGAACTGTGTGAGTTGCACGCTAGAACTGGCGTTGGCGATAGCGGAGAATACCTCTCGCCAGAAACTGACCGACAAGTCGGACTCGGAATGCTCGGACTGGCCAACCTCCTACGAAGGTACGGCATAACCTATGAGCAGTTCGGAGTTGCTCTGGACCAAGTCAATGGAGGCGACGTGGTACGGACACCAGCCTATGACCTTGCGTGTCAGTTTAGGGATGCTATCTCATCTGCCGCTGTCATTGCTCGCAGTCATGATATGGTCCGAGCCTTTGCTATTGCGCCCACTGCCTCCTGCAGTTATCGAAGCACAGATCTGGATGGCTTTACTTGCACACCAGAAATCGCACCGCCAATTGCACGAACAGTAGACCGAGATAGTGATACCTTTGGTGTACAAACTTATAATTATGGAGATGTCGAGATTGCATCTGAAGTTGGTTGGGATGCGTACACACGTGTCACCAATGGATTGATGACAATGCTTGACCGTACGGGACTTCTTCACGGGTATAGCTTCAACAGTTGGAGTGATGTTGTTACCTACGACAACGCCTTTATCGAAGAGTGGCTGCAATCACCGCAAACCTCCCTTTACTATAGCCTGCAAGTTATGGGCGACACACAAGATAAGTCTGATGTATATGCAGCTATCCAAGGTGATGTCGATGATTATCTTGCAGACTTGCTTGAAGAAAGTATCTTAGAACCAACATGTGACTGCCAAGAATGAACCCTTACGAAAAACTAATGGCGCGAAAGCGCAAATGGACACCAGTACAGACAACTGCTGGTACATGCAAAGAGGGTGCGGAGGAGACAATTCTCCGTGCTCTTGCCTTGCGACATATGGAACTACCTGTGGGAGATTTTATTACCGATGCCCTGGATAAAAATGTTCCTGACTCCGCGCGTAGTCTTTTGGAATCCAACGTTACAGACGAGGAGAACCATGATCTCGCTCTGGGTTATATTGCAAATGCCTACGGTGTTGATGAAAAGGCTGAAAAGGAGGCCCTGGTACTCCAGAAAGCTTGGATCGCGCATCCAGATCACACTATCACGAAAGCGATGGTTGCCGAGCGTGCAATTTTCTTCGTTCTTCTACCATTCTTCCGCTTTAACGGTGACGCTGGAATGCGTACAGTAAGTGCTGACATTAGTCGTGATGAACAAATCCACGTTGCTACCAATAGCCTTATTTGTCGCGAGTTGGGGCTTGACATCTCTCCTTCTCTTGATAAACTCCGTAAGGCAACTATCAACTGGGTAATGCAACCACTAGGCATTAATACTCAGGACAAATATTTGGACAAAAAATTTTGGCTTGATTCCAGCGACCGGCTAATGTATGAGGGTAAGGCTCCTGAGCTTTCCGAAACTAAGTCTGCTAGAATGCCTGCTTTCTTCGAGCATTCTAATGTCAACCTCCCGCAATATGCCTGATTTAAATCTTCTTGACGTTCGTGGCATGACAGCCAATGCTATGCTTGCTAAACTAGAAGAAATCTTTCCACCCACTAACCCTACACCTGAAGATACAATGGAAAAAATTATGTACCGATCTGGTCAGCGTAGTGTCGTTGAGTGGGTCATTAAATATATGGAGGAAGAGTAATGGCCATTACATTAGATGGAATTACGTTTTCAGGCGATATGTCTGGACAGAAAAAGTTAGCAGAGCACCGCAAAAAATACTACACACGAGTAGTAACTGGGTATAAAGATGCGTATGAAAAGAAGTATACTGGACCGCAAAAAGCTGGTGGACGAGGTTGGGTAACTAGCAAAATCAAACAACCTACATATAGTTGGATTCGTAAAGCACCTTACGTACCACCTAAACCCGCAGCGCAGCCTGCAGCACCTCCTAAACCAGTAAGTACTCCAGCGCCTTCTTACAAACCAGTTCCTGTAACTAGAGCAAGTAATGTCACTAAAGCTGCTACCCCTGCATACAATATTGCAAACGATCCTGCTTACAAAGCTTTGCAAGATAGGTTGTCAGGGTTGACCACTGATTATACCAAGCAGCTTGGCGACTACAAAACTCAACTTGCTGGATTGACTGGACAGATCGCTGGTTTAGGTACACAGCTAAGTGATGCTCGTTCCGCAACAGAACGTGAAGCAGGTTACCGCCAACAAGCAGAAGATCGTTTGGATGCTATTGCAAAACAAAATGCTTACAACCAAGCAATGAATCCACAAGTCGGTGGAGTTAAAACAAAGCGTAGTGAAGCATATGAGCAGGGTCTTACTGGTCGTGGATCTACTGGATATTTTGGTCGTCAAGGACTGCGTATTACTAACTTGAATCTTTAATTATGTCAGCTAGAACTAGGTATGACTATTTAACTAAAGATCGTTCCCAATTCTTAGATGAAGCACATGAAGCTTCTAAGCTTACTCTTCCGTATTTGATTCGTGGTCACGAAGAATACAACATCGGGATGAAACAACTGATGACTCCTTACCAAAGCGTGGGAGCCAAAGGTGTTGTTACTTTGGCAAGTAAATTAATGCTTGCTCTTCTTCCTGTACAAGGATCATTCTTTAAACTTCAACTAGACGAAAGTCAACTGGGTGAAGATTTTGAACCACAAATTAAATCTGAATTAGATCTTTCTTTTGCAAAGATTGAGAAGACTATTCTTGAATCTATTGCAGCATCAGATGATCGTGTTGTTGTGCATCAAGCACTGCTTCATTTGGTTACTGGTGGAAACGCTCTAATCTTTATGGGACGGAAAGGACTTAAGCTTTTTCCGCTTAACCGCTTTGTCGTTGATCGTGATGGTAACGGCGATGTGATTGAAATAGTCACGAAAGAAAAAATTAGTAAGAAGTTGGTGGAAGGTATGCTTCCTCCTGATTTCTTTGAACAAGGTTCCGTTGTTGACAACAGCAATGGATATGATGATGACGTTGATGTATACACACACGTCAAGCGGGACAACAATCGATTCATTTGGCACCAAGAAGTGTCAGATAAAATCATTAAAGGTTCCCAAGGTAAATCACCAGTTGACGTTAATCCTTGGATTCCTCTGAGGTTTAATACTGTCGATGGTGAAAGCTATGGTCGTGGCAGAGTTGGTCAATTCTTGGGTGATTTGAAATCTCTTGAATCACTTACTCAAGCATTGGTAGAAGGCTCTGCAGCAGCTGCCAAAGTTGTGTTTGTAGTTAGCCCTTCCAGTACTACTAAACCTAGTACCCTTGCTGGTGCAGGGAACGGCGCTATTATTCAAGGCCGACCAGACGATGTGGGTGTTATTCAAGTTGGTAAAACTGCCGACTTTAAAACTGCATACGAGATGACATCTACTCTTGAACGTCGATTAGCTGATGCATTCTTGATCATGAATGTTCGTGATTCTGAACGCACTACAGCTGAAGAAGTGCGGATGACGCAACTCGAATTGGAACAACAACTCGGTGGATTGTTCTCCCTGTTGACTGTTGATTTCCTTGTGCCTTACCTTAACCGTAAGCTCAGTGAAGCACAGAAAAAAGGAGAGATTCCACGCATTCCTAAAGGTATCGTCAAGCCTACTATTGTGGCTGGCATCAATGCCCTGGGGCGTGGGCAAGACCGTGAAAGCCTTGGTCAATTCTTGCAAACTATTGCACAGACCATGGGTCCAGAATCGATTGCACAATACATCAATCCTGATGAAGTCATTCGACGCTTGGCTGCATCCCAAGGTATTGACATTTTGAATCTTGTGAAATCTATGCAAGAGATTCAAGGTGAGCAAGCTGCTGCACAAGAACAGCAGATGCAAATGGAACAAATGAAACAGATGCCTAACATGCTTAAGGCGCCTATTCTTGATCCACAAAAAAACCCACAAATTATTGAACCACCACAACCCACCTAATTAATTATGCCTGAAGTTTTGTCGATGCTGCCTGAAGAAAATTCTCCAGGCGAGCTTAATGCAGATGAACAAGAATCACTTGCTATTGGTGAAGAACTAGATGCACAGCATGAAGGTCTTCTTGCAGGTAAATACAAAACTGCACAAGAACTTGAATCTGCATACAAAGAACTGCAAAAGAAACTTGGATCTGCTGAGAACACTGCAGAAGTAGAACCCCAAGAACCTGAACAAGAAGACTCAGAATCTACTGGATCTGATTTCCTTGATACTTTGTGGACTGAAGCAAGCACGCAGCAGTACACAGAAGATACTGTGAAGCAGCTGGAGAATATGTCTTCAACTGATCTTGCAAATATGTATCTTGATTATCGTAATCAGGTTGAACAAAAAGCACCTCGAGAGATGACTGAAACTGATGTCAATCAACTCAAGGGTATTGTTGGTGGTGACGAAAACTACACTAACATGATGCAGTGGGCGAGTCAGAATCTTAGTGACCAGGAGATTAGTATGTATGACCGAGTGATGGATCAAGGTGATCCTCTTGCAGCATACTTTGCCGTGCAATCACTAGCTTATCGTTACCAAGATAATGTTGGTTATGAAGGTAACATGCTGCAAGGTAAAGCTTCTCAAGATAAAGCACAGGGTTTTAACAGCCAAGCTGAACTGGTTGCTGCAATGAGTGATCCTCGTTACGATCGTGATCCTGCATATCGTCAAAAGATCATGCAACAAATTCAAAACTCTAACATTGATTTTTAATTATGCCACAAGGTAAAGGAACTTACGGTACTAAAAAAGGTCGTCCCCCTAAAAAGGGAGCCAAAAAATAATGCCTAAGCGAGGTCTCTACGCAAACATCCACGCCAAGCGTCTACGCATTAAAAAAGGTAGTGGAGAAAAAATGAGAAAGCCGGGGGCACCAGGCGCACCCACGGCTGCCAACTTTAAACGCGCCGCTAAAACTGCTAAGAAAAAATGAAACTTATTGCTATCCTCCCTGCAGCTCTGATCGCTGCTGCTCCTGCTATTGCCGGTCCTTATGCTGTCATTGAAAACAATGCAGGATTTACCGGTTCTGACTTTACTGGTCACGTGACTGACTTCCATGTTGGTTATGAAGAGAGCGGTCCCTGGGCATCTTGGGGTATCCAAGCTGGTCCTAGTGTGTTTTCTCCTGACAATGGTGAAGCTGATACCAAACTGACTGGTAAAATCTTCGGCTCTTTGGCTGCTACTGAAAAGCTTTCTGTTTACGGTGAGCTGTCTGCTGCCTTCGATGCAACCAATTCTTATGGTACTAAAGCTGGCGTGAAGTACAGCTTTTGATAACTATGAGGTGGGTGGGAGGTTATCTATTTATTTGTAAACATGACTCAATCTATTCTTACACAACGTAGGGATACCTGGGAAGAGTTCTGTTCCTGGGTAACCTCTACCAATAACCGTCTTTATGTTGGATGGTTCGGCGTGCTGATGATTCCTTGTCTGCTCGCTGCAACTACTTGTTTTATTGTTGCATTCATCGCAGCACCCCCTGTTGATATTGATGGCATTCGTGAACCCGTCGCAGGTTCCCTGTTGTATGGGAACAATATTATTTCCGGGGCAGTCGTGCCCAGTAGCAATGCAATCGGACTCCACCTGTACCCAATCTGGGAAGCAGGTTCACTTGACGAATGGCTGTACAACGGCGGACCCTACCAGCTTGTGGTGTTCCACTTCCTTATCGGTATCTTCTCTTACCTGGGACGTGAATGGGAACTTAGCTACAGGCTAGGTATGCGCCCCTGGATTTTTGTTGCATACAGTGCACCTGTTGCAGCAGCCAGTGCAGTATTTTTGGTGTATCCTTTTGGTCAAGGCTCTTTTTCCGATGGTATGCCGCTCGGTATCTCCGGCACATTTAACTTCATGCTGGTCTTCCAAGCTGAACACAATATTCTCATGCATCCTTTCCACATGTTGGGAGTTGCTGGTGTTTTTGGTGGTTCCTTGTTTAGTGCTATGCACGGAAGCTTGGTCACGTCGTCACTTGTACGTGAAACCAGTGAAGAGATTTCTCAAAACTATGGTTACAAATTTGGTCAAGAGGAAGAAACGTATAACATTGTTGCTGCTCATGGTTATTTTGGTAGGCTTATCTTTCAATACGCCAGCTTCAATAATAGCCGTAGCCTTCATTTCTTTCTTGCTGCTTGGCCTGTGGTCGGCATTTGGCTGACTGCATTGGGTGTGTCAACTATGGCATTTAATCTCAATGGTTTTAATTTTAATCAGTCTATTCTTGCTGCTGACAATCGTGTTGTCCCAACTTGGGCTGACATTCTCAACCGTGCAAACCTCGGATTGGAAGTTATGCACGAAAGAAATGCTCACAATTTTCCGCTGGACCTTGCCTCCGCATCGTCGGTGGAAGTAGCTTTGAGCGCACCTTTTATTGGCTAAACTCTGATATAATAACGCCGTACGTTCATCCTTCGGGACGCATGTCGCCTGACCATGGAACGGGGGTCAGGTACTTCGGAGTCATCATGTCTAGTCTTGAACTTTCTCAACGCATTCGTGAACAGAAGCTTGCACTTCGTGTAGCTAAACTGAAGTATCGCGGCGTTTCTTATATTCAAAACAATAATTATTATGGCACAACAATCCAAAAAAATGACAGCCAACGTTACGAAGCTAACGCCTGAAAAGGGTAGTTCTGTCTTCAAACGTTGCGGACATTGTGGCGACAAAAAAGCTGAATGTCGTAAACAAAAGAAGTGCCTTAAAGATCTTCTTTGAAATAGCTTGGGAGGCACCTCAGAGTCGGACCTCCCTTGCATTGGTTAGAGCCGGTACGCCGATACCTCTAGCCGTCTAGACGGTGGGATAGACCACAAATATTACAACTGAATAACTCTGAACGTTCAGAGAGTCTATACCTTTATTTACTCTCTATTTAAAAATGGCACAACAAGTAGGGACTGGTTTCCTTGAAACCTCACTGACTCGTCCCGGTCAATCTAACTCTGCGGGTGATGCCCGCGCTCTTTACCTGAAGCTTTTTTCGGGTGAAATGTTCAAGGGCTTCCAGCACAATGCAATTGCTCGTGACCTTGTCATGAAGCGTACGCTGAAGAATGGTAAGTCTCTTCAGTTCATCTACACCGGTCACACCAAGGCTGAGTTCCATACGCCTGGTCGTGCTATCCTGGGTAACGATGACGGTGCACCTCCGGTGGCTGAGAAGACCATCACGATTGATGATCTGCTCATCTCCAGCGCATTTTTGTATGACCTCGATGAAACTCTGGCGCACTATGATCTGCGCTCTGAGATTTCTCGTAAAATCGGCTACGCTCTGGCACAAAAGTATGATCGTCTGATCTTCCGTGCTCTGACCCGTGGTGCACGTGCAGCTTCTCCGATCACCAAGGCTAACTTCATTGAGCCCGGTGGTACTCAGATTCGTGTGGGCACCAATGCTTCTGCTGCTGATGCTTATGACGACACTGCTCTGGTCAACGCTTTCTACGATGCAGCTGCTGCACTTGACGAGAAAGGTGTCAGCCAGGATGGACGTGTGGGTGTTCTGAACCCCCGTCAGTATCACAAGCTGATCCAAGAAGTCGGTTCTAACGGACTGATCAACCGCGACGAGCAAGGCACTGCCCTGCAAGGCGGTAACGGCATCATTGAGATTGCCGGTATCAAGATCTACAAGTCCATGAACATTCCGTTCTTTGGTTCTTATGGTACCAAGTACGGTGCTTCTGCTACCGCTACTAACCCTGGTATTATCGATCCTGGTAACACCGGTTCGTTCGTGTCTGAAACCCTGGAAGACGCTGCTAATGATGTCGCTGGCATCAACAACGAGTACGGTGAAGAAACCGAATTCGCTAACAGCTGCGGTCTAATCTTCCAGCGTGAAGGCGCTGGTGTCGTCGAAGCCATCGGTCCTCAGGTGCAAGTCACCAGTGGAGATGTGTCGGTGGTCTACCAAGGCGATGTTATTCTCGGTCGTCTCGCAATGGGAGCCGACTATCTGAATCCCGCTGCTTGCGTGGAACTGTTTGCTGGTACCGCTACCAAGCCTCCCGCATTCTGATTATTTGTTCTTTTATATGGGGAGTCTTCGGGCTCCCTTTTTTTTAATTATATGGCTTTTCCTACCACTAACTCGCAGCTAGAGCTGCCTGCTGTTAATCAAATCCTGCAGTCATGTGGTCAAGCGCCTGTGACTACCCTAGATCAAACCAACCCGGACGTTGCGATTGCTTACCAGACTTTGCTCGAAGTCTCCAGGGAAGTACAGGCAGAGGGATGGTCTTTTAACAAAGAGTATAACTATAAGTTTACTCCTGATACCAACAATAAGATTAACATTCCAAATAATGTACTGCAGTTAGATCTTTCCGACAATGCTGCAAACATGGATTATGATGCTATCCGTCGTCAAGGTAAACTTTACGATAAAGTAAAGCACACTTACGATTGGACGAACAGTGTTGATTGTGATGTTATTTGGTTGTTTGATTGGATTGATATTCCTGTCCCCATTCAAGATTTTATTACGTCAAGGGCTGCAACTATTGTTTCCAGCCGTATTGTAGGTGATGCAAATCAATACCAAATTCTCCAACAAAAAGAAGCGTATTGCCGAGCAATGGCTATGGAATATGAATGTAATCAAGGTGATTATACATTCTTTGGTCATCCTGGTACGACTAATACGTACTCCAGTTATCAACCTTACAAAGCACTATTCCGCTAATGGCAGCAGTTACTCAACGAATCCCCAACTATTTGGGTGGTGTATCAAAACAATCAGATGACAAAAAACTTCCTGGTCAGGTTCGTGAGTGCTACAATGGATACCCTGATCCTACGTATGGACTTACTAAAAGACCTGGCTTCGAACATATTGTAAACTTAGGCGACGACGAAGAGTATGACGACGGTAAATGGTTTTACATTAACCGTGATGATGATGAAGAATATGTAGGCGTCATTAAAGGTACTAACATTGACATCTGGAATGCAACTACTGGAAATGCATGTACTGTAACTTTTCCTGATGGTACAGGTTATCTTGATACAACTAAAAATAACTACAAAGTACTTACAGTACAAGACACCAGTATTATCATCAATAAAAGCAAAACAGTAGCAGCTCAGGCTGTGCCTGCTTTTAACGCTAATAGACAGGCCACGCTTATTCTATATGATGTTACTCATGGCAGTGATTATACTGTAACAATTTATTTAGGTAATAGTAATACTGCTAATACTGTAACAATCAACCCACCTAGTGGCGATGACTTTGATGATTTACTTGGTGATCTTAAATCAGCTATTGATGGACTAAGTTTATCTGGCATTACTGTCACTGCACGAAACCGCACTTTAACTATTACAAGATCAAACGGTTCGTTTAGAATTGAATGCCATGGCGGTCCTAAAAACAGCAGCTTGTTTGTTTTTCAAGATCAAGTAGACAATGTTTCTTTACTTCCAACTGAATCTTTCCATGATCATGTAATTAAAGTCATTAACACTAACGAATCTGAAGATACTTACTATGTAAAGTTTGTAGCAGAAGATGGTGTAAGTGGTGAAGGTTATTGGGAAGAGACTATTGCTCCTGATGTATCTCCTGGTCTAGATGCATCTACCATGCCGCATGAACTTGTCAACACTGATGTTGATGAGTTTGTGTTTAGAGAAGTTACTTATGAAGATAGACTTGTTGGTGACGATGAAACTAATGAACACCCTAGTTTTTTAGGGCAAAAAATTACAGCTGGTTTTTTCCATAACAATCGTCTTGGTTTCCTATCCAAAGACAATGTGTCGATGAGCCAATCTGGTGAGTTCTATAACTTTTATCATATTTCAGCACAGGTTGTAACTGATGCTGATCCTATTGATATTAGTTGTTCTTCTACCCGTCCTACTGCATTGCACGCAGCAATCCCTACACCTCAGGGTGTGGTTCTGTTCTCTGGTGATGAGCAGTTTATCCTGTTTTCTGACAACGGTGTTCTTACGCCCTCTCTTTCTACTATTCGTACCCTTTCCTATTATGAAATGGATACGACTTTAGATCCAGTAGACATTGGAACTAATATTAATTTTGTCAGTAAAACTCCTGGGTATTCTCGGGTGTTCAGTATGGTCACACGTGGACAGCAAGAGAACCCCCAGGTGCTAGACATTGGTCGTGTAGTCAAGGAGTGGATTTCAAAAGATGTAGATAACATCCTTGCAAGTTCACAAAACTCCTTCCTTTGTCTTTATGGTCAAAGCTTAAATGAAGTGTTTATCTTCCGTTATTACAATGACGGAGAAAAGAATATTATGCAGGCTTGGGTTAGCTGGCTTATGCCAGGTACTGCTCAATTCCTTGCAGTCAATTCTGACACAATGTATGCGGTCACCAAACAAGCCGATCAGTTTACACTGAGTAAAGCAAGTTTAGCACAAAGCCCTGAGCAAGCAATCATTGTCAGTAACGAAGGAGAACGAGTCAACCCCAGCATTGATTTATACAAAAACATCCCGTCGGCTAATGTTATTTACGACTCTGCTAACAAGCGTACTAAGTGCTACATCCCTTATAATGATGTAAGTACTCTTACACCTATTATTGTGCTTAAAGGTGATACAAGTGGTGGAGAGTTTGTAGAGTCCGGCTTTACTTTAACTCCTGAACGTGGGTCAGATACTAACGGACCTAATTCACCTGCTACTGAAACCTTCTTTGTTGTTCCTAACAAGAACCTCACTGCTAGCGGAGATAAAGCACTTGACGTTGCTGATGATGTCATTGTTGGATTTAAGTATAACTTTGATGTAGAGCTACCACGCACCTATTTCAGACCCAATCCAGAAGTCTCTGATTACACAGCTTCTCTGACTGTAGCACGTATGAAATTTGCTGTTGGATTGTCTGGCATGATGAGTTTCAAGCTGCAGCAAAAAGGTCGTATGCCTTACAGCATCAATTTTACTGGTGATGGATCAACTACAGCATTTACTTTCAATCGTAATGACCTTAATTATGTCGATAGGTCTGATGTAAAAATTAAAGTAAATGGAGTAGCTGAGACTGCTTTTACATTTACAAACGACACTACAATTACATTTACAACTGCACCTGCAGATGATGCAACAATTGTAATGTATATTGATGAATGGTTTGATGTACAACCCACTGTCTTAGCTAATGAGTATCTGGCTAATGATGTTCCATTGAATGCAGATAATGTATTCATTTTACCAATCCACCAACGTACACAGAACTTTAGAGTAAGAATGTTCAACAATTCACCCTTTCCTGTTGCTGTTAATACAATGATGTGGGAAGGACAATATACACCTCGTTTCTATAGGAGGACTTAATTATGCCGTTTCCTTGGGGTGCAGCTATTGGCGCTGCTACTACTCTTGGTTCAGCAATTTTCGGTGCTAGTCAGCAGGACAAAGCTGAAAGAAGCGCTAAAAAGGCGCAGAAAAAAGCTGAAAAAGCACAAGAAAGGGCGTTAGAGCGTCAATACGGCTACGATAAAAAAGCCTGGGAAATGACGAAGGAGCAGCTTACCGCTAATCGCGATGATGCTATCCGAGCTATTGACCTTGCTAAAAAGAACGAAAGCATCATTGCTCAGTACAAAGATGCTACTGCTGAGCAAAACTACCAGTACTCGCTGCAGATTAGGAACCTACAGCAAAAGCAGTTAAACGATCAATACACTAAATCTGAGCAACTTTATGCAACAAATACTTCTTTAAACAAATTCGGTGCTGCATATGCAAAAGAACAACAAGCACGTGCAGTAAGAGAAGAAGCTCAAAAATTTGCATTTGCTAATCAGGATTCTATTCTTGAAAACCTTTTAGGTGAGGCAACTGCTAGAGCACGTGGCCAAGCTGGTAGATCTGCACGTAAAGCTGCTCAGTCTCAACTAGCTGCTCTTGGTAGGAATCAAGCTGGTATGGCTGAATCTCTTGTCAGTCTTCAAACAAACGCTGCAGCCGCACTGCGTCAAATCGACATGCAACATCTGCAAGCTGATTTGAATGCATTCTCAGCACGTATGTTGCCGCCTGATGAAATCCCGGCACCTGTCATACCCTTTAAAACTCCGCTCACTGAGTATCAATATCCCCGTGAACTGCAGGAATTTGACTTCGGACCTAAACCTATCAAAGGTGCAATGGCTTCTGCTACAGGTGGTGCTGGAGGTGGATGGGCTAATGCATTCGCTAAGCAACTTCCAGACGTGGCAGCGGCAGTTACTCCGCTTGTGTCGCAATTGTTCCAACCAGGAGGTACTAACTTTGGACAGTTCGGTAATTATGCTGGTCAGTCCATGACAACCAATATTCCATTTAGTGGAAGGTCAGGATTTAACACTGGATCTAATCTCGGTATTGCTAATACAACTGGTATGAATTTGAACAAATCATTCTTTGGTTAAATGGCTAAAACAACTTTCCAGGGGTACGCCCGTGGACAAGGATTTCAACAATTAAAAGTTCCATACAATGTCCTTGCTCAACAACAGCAACGTGACCAACAGGTTATACGTAACCTACAAACACAACAGCAACAAGAAGCTCAACGCAGTGGTCAGTATATCTCTGACTTAGAGCGTAAATTCCAACGTGAACAAGCAAACCTAGCTGAAAACCAGCGCATTGAAGATACGTACTATGCAGCTAGACGTGAAGCTATCAAGCAAAATCAACGTGTTCAACAAGAAGATTCACAGCGCAGAATCAATGCTATTGAACAAACCAGTAAAAGGGAGCAAGCGTCTTACACACAAAAGCAAGCCCTTGCTGCTATGTCCCCCAAACTGGCAGAAAAACTGATTGGCATTAAAGATGCTGTTGATGAAGCACAGATGGATGCCGCATACAATCAAGCAATTGCTGAAGGTATTGACATCGATCGTGAAGCTATCTACAAAAATGCTGAACAAGCTTTGTATGCAGATAGTGATGGTATCCAATCATTTGCAGAAGCACTCGAAGCTTCTGGTGCACCAGCACGTGTGGTACGCCACATCAGAGATGGTGACAAAAGCGCTGAGATTGGTCGTCTTAAAGCTTTCGCTGAGATGGCTAAAGAAGGCTACGGTCAATTTATTAACCGTGCTTTGATTGAGCTAGAACCTAACGATGCAACTGAAACCGCTCAGCTTCTTGAACAACTTCAAATTCAATATCTGAAGGCGAATAATCTTTATGGACTTAATGCAGATTTCTTGAACCCATTGTTTAAAGAAATGCGTGCAGTACGTAATCAACAGATTATTCAAGCTGAAACGCAAGAAATTATTGCAAAGGATCAGACTGATCAGCAGAACTTCAAACTTGCATTTATCAAGCTAAAAGAACCTCAAGCTATGCTGAATTACTTTAATGCAGCTAGCCGTGGTTACAACGAAAAGGGTAAAAGAAACACACGCACTGATGGTGTCAATGCAGTGTTTACACTTCTTGAAGATACCAGCTTGTTTACTAAGAATCAATGGCAAGACATTCTTATGAATACTATGACTGATCAAGGTCAGTCTTGGTATGAAAGATTTCCACAAAAAGTTGATACTTTAATCAGAAACAGAGCTGCTGATAGGCGAGCAGATCGCAGTGCAATAGATGCAGAACTGGAAGCAGTTAAACAACAAACCATTGAAGAGACTAGAGTATTCTTGAATAACTTTGATGGCAAAGGTTGGGCAGGTGATATGGAAACATTCAACAAGATTATGCAAGATCTGCAGAATCTAAGTGTTCCTATTGACCAATTCAAGCGTTATGCTGACCAAAGCGTTGAAGCTCGTGGTAATCTTAAATTTTGGGAAGAAGAGATTCAAGAACTTATTGCACAATCTCTGCTGACTCCTGAATACTTGTCAAACACCAGCATCCCAAAATCTTTGCGGGATAAGTATGGTCCTGATGCACTTCGTCTTGCTGACATCCGTAAGCAACGGGGTATGACAGATGCTGACATTAGGTCAGAACTGCAGACTGAACTCAGAACGAGTTTAGGAAGCGAGACCATTGACAATGAATTTACAGGCATTAAAAGTGCAACTGCATTTGCTTTTAAACTTTACAATGAGCAATTTGCTGCGCGAGCAGAAAGCGTGTCTCCTGAAAAAGCACATAACGAAGCACTTCTTTATGTTCGAAGTTTAATTACTGACAAAAAAGGTAAGTTTAAAACACAAGAATACTCTACTGATGTCGGCAGTCCAACTTCCACTTACTTTCCAGAATTTTCACCTCAAGCAGGCAGATACACAAAAGGAGTTCCTGTTGTTCCATTAAAGACCAAAAGAAGCTTATTGGAGGCTTATAAAGCAAATCCAAATCTCATTAACACGCAACTATTTATCGATCAATCGTTGCTAGATTCTATCCGTATGCAAATTCAAAACAATCAACCAGTCAATATTCCTGCTATTTATAGGGACATTGCAAAATTTGATGTACAAAAACGTACACCTGCTGAACTTCTAAACATTCAATTAGAAAAAGTCGGAGGATATACAGAGCGTCTATCCCCCGGTCCACAGGCTGATCTTCTCAAAGCAACGGATGATCCTCAAGCAGAACGATTCATCCAAAGCATTAGGACAAGACATGATCAAGCAAGGGCTACTTTGCTTACTTACGGTGGTTCTCGTGCCCCTGTATTCATGAATCCTAGTTATGTTGCTTTGACAGGAGAACAAACCCCAGTTACTAGGTTCCGTAATGCAATCATTACTCAAGAATCTGGTGCTAGTTATGGTGCCGTTAATCCTCATAGCGGTGCAATTGGTATCGGACAAGTAATGCCAGGTAATGTAGCTAGTTGGACTAGACAGTATTACGGACGTTCATTGTCTACACATGAGTTTCGTAATAATCCAGAAGCTCAAGAAGCTGTTATTAATGGAAGGTTTAGAGATATGCTTTCTTATTATGCACAGCAAGGTTATGCTGGTGAAATTATGATTCGTCGTGCTGCCGCTGAGTGGTATGGAGGTCGAGGCAACAATCATCTTTATGATGACCCAGCACCTCAATATTATAATGGAATTGCATATCCTTCATTCCGTGAGTATACAACTAACATCTGGAATATGTACCAGCGAGGAGGACAATGAACGAAGAAGATCTAGAACAACAAGCACACGCAGAATCTATTCAAGGTCTTATTGAAGAGCGTGAAGCAAGATTCAATGCGGTAAATCAATTGGAAAAATCTTCATTTCCTGAAGAAGAGGAAGAAGATGAAGAAGAGGTACAACAACCTCAAGTAGATGCTGTCTTTGATCCATCAAAAGATTATTCTTATTATGCCAAACAAGGCATGAGCCGTGATGAATGGAACCGTCGTCAATTGGGTGGTGGTGCTGATGCAGACATGGCAGCATTTGCAGAAGACCCTAGAGCTGCTGCTGAACTTGCTGCTGCTGTTCCTATTAGTCTTGTTGACTTTGGAATTGATGCTGCAGTTACTGCTGGTTCTATTCTCCCTCCGACAAAGTATATTCCTGGATTTGCTGACAACCTGCAAAGTTTCGATGATCAGTACGATGAACTGACAAAATTTGAGAATGATTACATTCAAAAAATTCGTAACTTTTCAAGTGTTGTTCTTCCTACTATGTTTGGTGTGGGTGCCCTGACTAATGGTATTCGCGGTATGCAAATCGGCGGTCTACTTAAAGGTGCTCTTGGCGTTACTGGTGCAGCAGGTATTGATGCTGCTGTAATTGGTGTCAGTGATCAAGGTCTGGAAGATAACACATTTGCTAGTCTTGCAGAAAATTTTCCTGATACATTTGGACCGAATGGATCGCTGCCTATTCCTGAGGCACTGCGTACTTTAGATAGCGATTCACCTGAAATACGTAAAAACAAAAACATGCTCGACAGTGTCGGGTTTAGTTTTGTTGGTGACTTGTTGGGATACGCGGTAGGTTCTGGTGCAAAAATACTTAAATGGTTCCAGCCAAAAGATGCCAAATCCACAGCACATAAAGCATCTGAAATTGCCAAGCTTGATCCTGAAAGTGTAGAAAATATTGCACTACTGGAAGAAGCTATTCGTATGGCTGACACGCCTGCTGATGCAAAAAGGTTTAAAGAAGCTAGGGATACACTGCTTTCACAAATGAATGAAGCAGGTTACACTGAAGCAAGACGAGGCACTGACCTTGAAATTAAACTTGAGCAAGCTGAAGCTAGTCGTCAAGTGCAAATTGATGAAGAGGCAATTCGTAGGTTAGAAGCACCTGTTGCTACCTTTGATCCTTTTATTACACCATATGTTGCACGTCCTAGTGCTACGGCTGTGCAGACAATTCCTCCAGCTAATGTTGCACGTAACATGGCTGATGTTGCTGCAATTAAAACTGGTGTAGCTACTGGTGACCCTGCGCCTGTGTTGTCTGAACCTTTTATGAAAGATGCACTGAATCTTAAAGGTGGCACACGTAATGCAGTTGCTGGTCTAGCAGAAAGTGCACGTGATGCAGGTAAATTTGACGCCACTATTAACGGCTTTAGGATTTCTGCAAGGCAAATGAAAGAAGTGCCTTGGGATGTTTATACCGACATCATGACGCCAGTAACAGATCCTGCGTTGTTGCGGAATAAGTTTATCCCAACTATGGATCGTAAAGTTCTGCAAGATGAGTTTGGTAATGACGTTCCTGTCTATTACTTTAATGAAAAGCAAACTCTTGCATCTGCTGTAGCTATCAATGATCTGGTAAATCTTTATCTTGGTCGTGAAGTTACTGAGTCTAGTGCTCGATTGATGGACACTTTTGGACGTGAGATTACGTCATTTTCAGAAGGTCTTAATCGATTTGAAGAACTAGCTGATGATGACCGCGTCATGGAAATGGTGCTTGATAAATTAGAATTTCTAATGGTTGAGCATGGTCTTAATAAATACATTGCAGGTTGGAGTTTAAAGCAAAAACAAAGTGCTATTAAATTACTGCAAGAAGCACCTGACCCTGATTATCTTGGTCTTTCGTTGAAAGCTGAGTTTGATGAAGTATTTGCACAACGCACAGCGAGTGTGAAACAGTTCCGTCAAACTATTGAAACCTTAAGACAAGAAAACCCTGAAGCCATTCGACCAATGCTCAATGCATTTGCAATGAGTAATGGTGATGTTGATACAATCTCCAAGATGTACGCCTGGGCACGTAAACAAATTAGCCCTAAGGGTCTTGTTGTAAGTCCAGATCCTGGTGAACTGAACATGTTTGCTAAAGGTTTTTGGGCAATTCGTTACAACAACGTGTTGAGTGGACTTGCTGCTGCACGTGCTTTTCTTGGCAATGGTTCTCAAGTTATTAACAAATACCTGACTAGTATGCTTGGTCATGGTATTGAAGCAATGGTAAAAGGTGATATGGAGCCTATCAAACGGACTCTCTATTACCACAGTGCTTCACGTCAAACCATGCACCGTGCTTTGGAAGATGCAATTGTTCGCATTAAACAAGTACACACTGATCCAAAGTCTTTTGAACGTACAATCCGTCGCGACTACGTAATCAAAGAAGATGCTAAATGGGAAACATTGGACGCCATGGTTCCGATGTGGGAAAAAGAAGGTAACTTTGGAATGTTAGCTCAGTACAAAATGGCAAAGGCTATGTATGACATGAGCCAAATGCCTACGATGCGTTACGGTCAGACACTTATGTCTGGTATTGATGCTGGTACTGATACATTTATGGCTACTGCTGTTTCACGATATCGTGCATATGACGATGTGTTCAGTAAATATGGTTCTGTAACACCTGAGCTGCTATTAGAAGCAGAAAAGAAACATTACAGCAAAATGTTTGATGCTCAAGGTGTTCTTACAGATGAAGCTGTAAGGAACATGTCAGGTGAAATTGCCTTGAACCTCGATGACAATGTTGCTAGCTTTTTCAATAAAGCTGGACAAAATGTTCCTCTTCTTAAAACGCTGTTCATGTTCCCCCGAACATCGATGAACGGTATTAAAATTGGTCTTTCTTACACACCGATTGCTGTTATTCCTGGCATAACGAAGTACGGTAAAGTGCTTACTGCTGGTGATGATATTGATAAGATCAAGATTGCTTTGGCTGCACATGGAATTAAAGATTTTGACAAGACGCCTAATGCAATGGCGATTTATAAAAATCTGCAAGCTGAATACCGTGGCCGCCTTGCTTTAAGTGCTATAACTGTCAGTGTTCTTTATCAATATGCCCTACAAGGTAATATTCGTGGTAACGGTCCTGTTAATGGTAGTGAGCGTAAAAAGTTGAAAGACAACTACAATTACCAAGAAAAAACCATTAAAGTTGGTAATAAGTGGATTTCTTTTGCTGGTATTGTACCTCTTGATCCTTTGTTGACCATTATTGGTGACATCGCACATTATCAAAATGACCTTGGACCTGATTACGCAGAACATATTGGCGGTCAATTGATGTGGACCTTGGCTGCAACTTGGTTAAATAACACACCCTTGCAAGGTGTTGAGCCCATTCTTAAAGCCATTAACGGTGATGAGGCTGCTATGACCCGCTTTGTTGCTCAAAATGTCCGTGCTTCTGTACCTATGTCAGGTGCTTTAGGCGTTGTTTCTCAAGCAATTACTAATGCACAAAAGGATATTTACAACGATATGATTGGATATATTTCCAATCGACTTCCTGGGGCATCTAGCACGCTACCAGTCCGTATTGATTATTGGACAGGCAATCCTATTAATGAAATTGACAATCCTTTCTTGCGAGCACTAAATGCTTTGTCACCTATTCAGGTTTCTGATGGTGGTGAACCTTGGCGTGAATGGCTCTATAGCACTGGTTGGGATGGATTTGATTTCATTAAAACTCATTCTGATGGCTATGAATACACACCTGAAATGCGTGAAGAAATAGGTAGGATCATCGGTAAGATGGAGCTGTGGAAAGAAATTGACAAAATGAGTCGCAACAAAGTCTATAACCAAGAGTTAGAAATGTTGCGTGCTGCTCGCCGTAATCCTGCAGTGGATGATTCCGACATTGCTATTTTGGAAGAAAGGTCTCCTCTTTATCGAAAATTAGATCAAATTACCCGTAAAGCTAAAAAAGCAGCTGAGTACATCATTGAAAACAACGAGGAATATGCTGACATTCGTATTCAAACACGAGGTCAAAAATGGGTAAATGAGGCTGTTGAGCAAGGTAATTATCCAGAAGCTCAAAGGCGTCAAAGTGAAGTTCAAAAACAATTAGAACAAATCCGCCAACTTGCAAACCCGTAATTAAAGCGTTATGGCTACAACTGAAAATACTTTTACAGGCGACGGTTCAACAACTAATTACGCCTTTACATTTGAATACATTGAACAGAGTGACGTTAAGGCTAGTATTAACGAAACTGAGACAACTGATTTTACCTTTGCCAACGCTACCACCCTTAGCTTTGATACTGCCCCTGCTAACAATGCACGTATCCGTATCTTCCGTGATACTAACATTGAAACGCTGAAAGCTACCTTCTTTGCAGGGTCAGCTATTAAAGCAGAGGATTTAAACGATAACTTTACCCAAAACAACTTTGCAGTCCAAGAGATTGCAAACCTTACCTGGAACACAGAAACTGAAACCATCCATAGTGATGAACCTTGGGTTAGTAGTGATGCTCAAATTGCTACCACTGCTGCTATGGATGCCCGCTTCCAAGATGAAGCAGCAGAGACTATTCTTAGTACTGAAGCTTGGGTAAGTGATGATGATCACATTGCCACCACTGCAGCACTAGACGCTCGTTTTCAAGATGAACTGAACGAAACTATTACTAGCGCTGAAGTTTGGTCTGCTAGTGACGATACTATTGCAACCACTCAGGCTATTGAAAATCGTATTGATGAAGTCATTACGTCTGACATTGGTACTGATGGTACTGGTATTACCGTTACTGATGATGGTGACGGTACCATTACCCTTGGTCTTGCTGATAATAGTATTGACTTTGACAAGATTAAAGATGCAGATCAGATTCAACTAGCTGATCAAATTGCAGATCCTGATGTTGTTGGTACTGACAACAATCTTTTTACTGCTCAAGCGCTGACTCGAAGGTTCAATAATTACTATCAAAACGTAGCACCTGCTACTACTGATGGTGTTGGTGCTGGTCAGGTTTGGGTTGACCCTGATGATGACCTGACCCTTTCTGTTTGGAGTGGTAGTGCTTGGGTTGGTATCACTTCTGGTGGTACCTTTACTAACCAGCCTAAGGTTGTCTATGTTGATGCAACCAGTGGCGATGATGCTAACGACGGTCACCGTATTAGCCGCCCTAAACAGACCATTAAAGCAGCCATTAATCAAATCAATGGTGATGCTACCTATGGTGATGGTAGTGTTGTTATTGTTGCTGCTGGTGTGTATCAAGAAGCTGCACCAATTCAAATCCAAAAGAAAAACGTTTCTATTATTGGTCAAGCACTTCGTAGCTGTATTGTACACCCAACACAAGCTACTGAAACCAACACATTATTTGAGTTGAACAGTGGTTCGTATGTTGCTAACTTGACGCTGACTGGTGTTAAAGCTAGCGGTACCCGTGGTGATGCAGGCTCGTTGTACACTGATGCTACTCACGGTCTGCCACCTACTCAAGGTTGGAACTTTGCATTTTATGCTGGTGCAACTATTACCAAATCCCCTTATATTCAGAATTGTACTAACTTCTCTGATTCTGGTATTGATAATAGTGACCTTAATTTCATCAGCCCTGGTGGTGGTTTTGCAGGAGACACTACTTCTGCAGTGACTGGTGGTGGTCTGCTGGTTGACGGTTCTACTGTTGCAGCTGACTCTCCACTACGTTCAATGGTTGCTGATAGCTACACCCACGTTGGACTTAATGGTCCTGGTATCTTTGTTACTAACAATGGTTACGCACAAATTACCAGTAGCTATGCATTCTTTAACCACTTCCACATTGCTTGTTTGAATGGTGGTCAAGCTAACCTTGCTGCATCTACCACTGACTTTGGTACGTTCTCTTTGATTGCTGATGGTCAATCACCTAATGCAATCTTTACGTCTAATGTTGACGGTGCTGCAGCTGATCTAGATACTACCTTTAACATCAATCAACCTACTGCAGGTACTGATTTGTATGGTGGTGGTGAAGCTTGGTTTGGTGATACGACACGTCCACAAGACAACATGCTTGTCTCGGTCAACGGTGTTACTTACCCTGTGTTGAGTGCTGTTGCTAATGTTGACAGCGAGGGTGGTAATGGTTGGACTGTGACAATTAGTCGTCCTGATCCTAACGATACCGCAAACAACCTTGGTCTAGATGGTGCAGTTGCAGATGATGCTGCTGTGTCGTTCTTCTTGCGTTCTATGATCGCATCTAGCGGTCACACCATGGAGTATGTCGGTAGTGGTACTAACTACAACGCACTGCCTGAAAATGGTGGATTACCTATTGAAAACAACCAAGTTGTTGAACGTAACAACGGTAAAGTATGGTCTGCTATTACTGACCATCGTGGTACGTTTAAGCTTGGTGACTTCTTTACTGTCAACCAATCTACTGGTACGCTTAGCGTTAATAGCGGTTCATTCCAAGTAAACCTTGAGACGCTTGATCTGGATAATGCCGGTAATGCTGTGTTTGGTGCACCACTTGATATGGGCGCTAACCAAATTACTTCTAGTTCTGGTGATCTAAAGCTTGCAGCAAACGGCAACATCGACGTTCAAACTAATAAAATTGTAAACGTTGTTAACCCAACTGACAATCAAGATGCTGCTACTAAAAATTACGCTGACACTAAAGCAGAAACAGATCGGTTCCATTTTGAACCTGCTACACAAAATGCTGATCCAGCCTCAAATTCAATTACAGTTGCTGTAGGTAGGGATCCAGACGGTAGTGGTACTAACCATTTAGGAATTAGCTACACTACTAATGGTAACCCTGCTAATGATGTCAACGATAACACAGTACCTGCTCACGGTAGTAGTGCATCCATTTTTACTAGCAACGGTGACATAACACTTCTTGCTGGTGGTGGTCAACAAACAAGTGATAATGGCACACCTTATTGGGAAGACATTAAATTTAGAACTCGTTCTAACGCTGGTAATTTTGAATCAGTAACCATTGAAGGTTACCATACTGGTGCAGAGGTTGTCTTTAACGGTACAGGTGCTATTCGTGTTCCCGTCGGTACTGATGCACAACGTCCTGCTGGTGGAAATGGACCTGCAGCTGCACAAGGTCAGATTCGATACAGCACTACAAACAGCGGATTTGAAGGATTTAACGGTACTTCTTGGGGCAGCCTTGGTGGTGGTGCTACCGGCGGTGGTGCAGACCAAGTGTTTGTTGAAAACGATCAAACCGTAACCACTAGCTACGAAATCTCTGCAAACAAAAACGCTATGTCTGCTGGTCCTATTACTATTGACAGTGGTGCGGTCGTCACTGTTCCTTCTGGTTCTACTTGGGTAATTGTTTAATTATGTCTATTCGTATTGACGGTACTAATACCACCGCTAATCCAGGTATTACGGGAGGAGACGCCGACACAGGTCTTCAGTTTGGAACAGATGAAATTAGCTTTGTTACTGGTGGTACTAATCGTGCCACCGTAGAAAGCAACGGTAACTTTACTATTGAAAGTGGGAATCTTGTTCTTGCCAGTGGTAGCGGCATTGACTTTAGTGCTACTGGTAACAGTAGTGCAACAATGCAGAATGAGTTGTTTGACGATTACGAAGAAGGAACTTGGACTCCAGGTTACGATACGAACAATACATCTTCAAGTGCTATCAGCTACAACAATCAAACTGGTGGTTCTTACATAAAAGTTGGACGAGCTGTTTATATTTGTGGTCGCATTAGGACTAATGGTTCACAATCTCTTGATGGTACAGGAAATGTTGTCATGACTGGATTGCCGTTTGCAATTTCTAGTGGATTTGATGGTAGTTCCGATACTCAAGACTGCTCTGCAATTTTAAGCGTACAGCAGGTTGATGGTTGGAACGACTCCCCCCTTGTATTACTTGGGCAAGAAGGGTTTAGCACATTAGATTTATACAAAGGTTCAGATTTAGCATCACCAGTGGTTGTTGCTGATTTTAAGACGGCTAGTAGTGCGGGTTTTAATAGAATGCGTTTCTCTGGGTTTTACTTTACCGATAGCTGAGCCCGCAACGGCTTAAAACTAAAACCATTAAACCTATTAAATACGGAGTATTTTCTTAAAATGGCTTTTACCGAACGTCACGAACACAAAATCGAAATCATCCCTCCCTACAACATCCTTCAATGCCGTCGTGCTGACATCGTTGAAAAGGATGGCAAAGAGGTGGGTCGTACTTACCACCGTCACGTCAAGACCCCTGGCTCTGACATGACTGGTGAGTGCGCTGAGATGCAGGCAGTTGCTGCTGCACTGTGGACTGATCAAGTTGTTGCTGATTATCAGGCAATGATCGCTGCACAGGAAACCCCAGGAGGTGAGTGATGGGACTTAAACTAAACGGTGCAACAAGCGGTTCGATTGAACTGGACGTTCCAGCCGCAATTGGATCGGATCTAAATATCACCATTCCGGGTGCTGCTGGCACGCTTGATC